GGCCAGGCTCCAGTTAGAACCCAACGCCAGAGCAGTGTTGTCTGGGTTGTCAGTGCTGGCGGCCCATGAGGTGCCAAGCACGTGATAGCTGTGGTGATAGTGGCAGACCAGTTCTGTCTGAAGGGAACTGATGTTCCGTCCAGTCTCGATCTGCAGCCCCACCTGATCCGCCTGACCGACGGCACCAGGGCCCATCAGGTAGCAAGCAAAGCCCTGAGCGTTCCCCGCACCGCCAAGTCCGCTGGGGACTTGTGAATCAACGATGACGTTCAGGCCAGCGAAGGTGCCAACTTGAGTGCTGGAGACACCGACGCCACCACCACCCCAAGTCACGGCGCCTTGGGCACTTAACGCAGACGTGGAGAAAGTGAGCATCCCGACCTGCTCCATGTAGGCCGCCACCAGGGGGTGGACAGCCAACGTGGTCAGCGACTGACCCCGCTCACCCAGCAGGTACTTAGCCTCAGTGACGCTACTAGCGGTGAGATAGTTAGTCTCATCTGCTGTTGGCGCCCCACTGGACTTATCCAGGCTGTTAGCCGCCAGTGCAACGGCAAACAACCCTTCCATCTGATTCACAAACCGTCCGGTAAACCGCTTGTTGATCGCCTGCGAAAGCTGATTCCGCAGGTGCAGCAAAGGGTCTTCACCGATGCCAAGAGTGGTCAGATCATCGGCGGCATACTGGAAGCCTCGATGAATGATTGTGGCGTACTGGGTAGCATCCTCAATCTTTTGTGAGGTGAAATGTCCAGCACCACTGGTCCCCCAGTTGTTGGCGCTGGTAATAATTTCCTCTGTTGGCGAAATGCTGCCAAAGAAGGGAACCTCAGTCCTGATCTTGCCTACGCCACCAAGGGCAGCAAGACCAGTAACAACACCCGACTGCACAAGCAGCGAGCGCTCATAGATGTCCTGGGCCAGATAGCTCAGAAATGGTCCTGAAGTAGCGAGCCTTGTCGCTGAACCCATACCATCAACGGTATCGGGCTTGCGAAAGGTGCCCCCCAGGTTTCCCTGGTAGGTCATGTCAAATACCTAGAAAGATGTTTACAAGGTTGCCCACAGGGCACTGTTGATGACCTACGCCGCTGCGTTCGCCTTCATCAGGCGGGCCAGCTCAGGGTTTTCTGCCTCAAGCCGAACCTGTTCCATGAAGCTCCCACCAGGGCCATAGGGATTGGATTGCCCATCACCAGTTGATCGTGCTGGTGTTGAACCCATCCCTTTGCCGCCAGCAGGCAGGAAATGATGCTCCCAATCTACGGTCTGCTCTAGTGTCGAGAACAACTCACCGATGGGCACCTCAACGCCCCCGGAGAGGGCCATCAGCTTGTTGTCCTTGACCCGTAGGTCTTCCCGCAGCAGTTGATAGAGCTGATCGGGGCGGCGTGCTTTCCCTGCTGCTGCGGTCTGGAACAACAGCTTGCGCTGTTGCGCCTCGGCATCAGCAAGGGTTGAATCCAGCTGTCGTTGCAGTTCCGTGATCGTGCGATCCCTTTCCGCCACAACAGCTTGGTGCTCCGCCACCAACTTGTCGATCTGACCGGATTCCGCCAGCTTTTGCTGTCGGTTGCTCCGTTCCTTTTGCTCAAGTTCCTTCTGGTTCTTGAGCGCTTCACGTTCACGCGCCAATGCCGCTTGCTTTTCTTGGATCAGGGTCTGGTTATGGTCCTTGAGAGCTGTCAGCTGTTGCTGCAAATCTGCAAGGGCTGTTGCCGTTGCCTGGTCAGAGATCCCCACAGGGGATTGAGCTTCACCCACAGGGCTAGTCTCGGAAGCGGGCATGTCGGGTTCGTTCATCAACAGCGTTACAAACGCTTCACGTAGTATAAGCACAGCCATTCAAAGACTTGCCATGGAGCGGATTTACCGAGTCGGGACCACAACGATGCGTGTCCCCATGACAGCCGAAGAGATCGCAAGGGTGCAGCCGAAGGAACAACCAAAGCCCAAGCGCAAGCGTCGTGCTTATACTGACGCGGAATCCATCACTACATTCAATGGCAAAACTGACGGGACAGGAATTGATTGATTTTGTCAGGGAGCACCCTGACATGGACAAAAGCGAGCTGGTGGAGCGCTGCGGCTACTTCATCGAAAAAGAAGACCAGACCATCAGCCTACGTTTCACTGACTTCTATGAAGCGCTCAGTGCCGCCCATGGCACGCCAGTGGCAGGTGGTGGCGTCAAGGGCAGCGGTAAGCGTCGTGGGGCTGGCATCCTGTCCGTCGGCAAGACCAATGGTGCGATCGTCGTTGGATCGTCTTACGTCTCCGCTGCTGGTGGCACAGCTGGCGATCAGTTCACGGTGGAAACCACCACTGATGGGCAGATTGTCTTGAAAAAGGCTCGGGCACTGGCAGCCGTAGCTTGATCAAGCTACGGTTGCCGTAGGTCATTCGTAGGGACCCAGGAGAACCCCGCACATCCCCAAGCGGGGTTTTCTTGTGCCTAGGTGATGGCCTGCCGATCCCAGTGCTCCGACGCCTCAGCGTCTTGCCATTTCACATCAACACCAAAGGCATCAGAAGTCACCAGGGCGGCCATCAGCAGGCATCGGCAGCCCTGCCCCACTGAGTAGCTGCACCCCAGGAGGGCCCGCTGGCCCCTGGACACGCCCTGCATTAATGACACCCCCATCATCAAAGCCGATGTATAGGTTGCCGTTGCTGATGTAGGCAGAGTTCAGTTCAGGCATTAGCGGGTATCGGTGAATTTGGTTTTGGTGTTCAGTGGTGCCGAAGCCGGACGTGACCGCAGCATTGCCTTAGTCCGTCCTGATCGCTTGACACTAGGACGATCCCTGATCGGTGCTGTTGCCGTCACCAATGCTGAATCAGGACTGGCGCCACCTGCTAACGCCTTCTTGAAACGATCGACGGCACCAGGTCCACCGATGGCACCTTCCAGCGTCTGCCGTGCCCCAGGGACTGGACGTTCGCGTTCTGAACGCTTTAGTAGATCCTGCATCCAGTCACCCATCGTGACAGGCCTGCCATCCTTTGGCTTCAACTCACGGACGACACGCCAATAGCGCTTGCCATCCACCGTGACCTTTCTAGCGTAGGCGCCATCTGGCTTTTGTAGGTTGCCTGGCACCAACTCCTGCACGCTACGGCCCTGCGGACCATCAGCTTCTCTAAGGCGGATCTCAGTTTCCGTTAATGGCAGCACAAGACAACGACAGCGGGGATGTTGTGGGGTGCTGGGCAGATCCGCTCGTCGCCGTGCCGTTCGACCGTCATAAGGGCCGCAGATCGGGCAAACACGGAAATCCATCGTCGCGTCATACTCCCACCCGCCGATCACGCTGTCATTCGCCTTCCAAAACCTGTTGTGAGCATCATTCGCCTGTTGCTGCACTGCTGTCCTGGCGATCGTCCGTGCTTCCGTCTGTGATCTGGCGCTGCCCTTGCTCAATAGGTTCTTCGCGATCTCTTCGTTCGTCTCGCCAAGCAGGAACCCACGACCGACGACGCTGTTGATGATCTCCAGATTCCGCCGGATGAACTGCGATCCGTACTCTGGCCCCAGCCGTGGCAGGATCGGTGGCCTCAACAGCCCGACCTCGGATAAGGGGGTAAATAGCTCATCCATGCTGCGTCCCATGACCTTAGTGCCTTCCGCCACCTGGATCAGCTGGACTGGAGCGAAGTACGGCTGACCTGCAACACCAGGACCTGTGACGGCAGCATTGACACCAGGGAACTGGACGATCTCGCCATAACCCTTCGCCTGGAGTGCTGCTGGTGGCATCGGGCTGTTCTCGTCCACCCGCTGGAAGGGCCAATCAGAATCCTCGACGGGGACACCATCGCGGATGTTCTGCCGTGCGTTCTCGATCATCCATGCCTCGGCTGCACGCATCTGTTGGGGGATGTCCTCCGCAGCGCGGATGATGTCACCGTGTAGCTGCTGATCGATCGGCAACAGCTGCTGGCGGAGCAGGATCTCCATTGCCCGCCATCGGGTCTGACGGAACAGGGTGGCATCCTCAGGGATGCTGCGGACCTGATCGGCGATCTCCTCATACCACTGACGGAGCAACCGCTGGGCAGGACGGGCTGCCTCATCGCCAAGGTTGGCGACGTGGATGCTGTTACGAACCAGATTGA